CCGGAGGGAATGAACCATGCCCGTCATAGTACTCATAATTGACACTCTTCTTGACATATTTCATCTGCTCTCCGCCAGCCCAATACAGACCCATAGAGTTGATAAAGACACAGGTGGTACACGGATGCTCCTGCCAGTCACTGGCGATGACGGCCTTTGCCATCATCTCGCGTCCATCATCCATCTTGCTCCAGATTTGAAGTGCCTCTGCAGTCATCTCCGTCGGCGCAGTAATCCTGACTCGAGTATCAACGACATATTCCTTAGTCATATTGCCCGTCAGAATCTCTTCAATCTCCGGACATTTCTTGACAAAATAAGCGGGCGTCTGTTCGAATTCCGAATTGTAGATGATTTCAAGCTCTTCCGTTTCCGAGTTAATTGCGAATCTCTCTTTAAGCGCTGCTTTTACTGCGTCTATATTATTATCGCTTAGCTTCTTGTTGTAGTATCCTTCGCTGATGGTGAAATAATACAGCTTCGTAAATGCGCACTTATAAATGCAGATTATATCTGCTTTCCTGACAGACACTTCGTCATCGGTCTGTTCGGGAACGATGATGTAATCCGCCTTGTCCTTGTCAATCGTAATCTTATAGTCGGAATTACGGAGAAGCGCGCGAGGCACATGGCTCTCCTTGCTTATCCAGATAGTCTTTCCGGTCTTTGGCCAGAGATCATCAGACTTGTCATTGTCATCGATACAGTCACGAATGTCATATTGGAAATCATTAAGGGGAAGATACGCAATCCTCCCCTTAACATCCCTTGTGCTCTCGAGCCATGTCCTGATGCTGACCCTGTCATACCTGTCTATGTTGATACTGCCGGAATACAGCTCGCTGAAATGAATAGCTCTAAAGTCTGCCATTAACTGATAATTTTAGCAATCTTGGGTTCATACAGGAGCTGCCCCGTCTGACGCTTATGCTCCGAAGTGATAGTCTTGATCATGTGATAGAACTGGTCTTTAGTGAAGAACCGACGACCACCGTTCTGGTCCACGTCAAGGAAGTCGATGATGCGCTTCTTGACTTTCTCAATTGGAGTCTTATCCGGAGAGTCAAGCCATGCATCGACATAAGATACGAAACGACGCTCAAGCAGGGAAGCGATGTCCGGACGATACTGACCCGTAGAATCATACAGCACCTGGTCAAGCGTATTCTTGACTTCGCTCCAATCACCCAGCAACATCTTCTTGGGTTGGATGAGCAAGTGCATCTTGTTACGCAGGAAGTTCGTGAACATCTGGGAGAAGCGCCCATTATCCTTGAAACAGCCGCGAGCGATGGTATTGATGAACGACAGGCTGTCAGCATCATCCCAGTCCTTGATGCCTGAAATCATATTGGCGAACATTACGAAAGACCGCGGGTTGCAGATGCGGTTGCCTTCGTCATCAGCATTGAACAGCTCGTCAGAATAAGATGCAACAAAGTTGATGCAACGACCATCGATGTTGTTCTTCTCTGCCCACGTCATCCAAGAGTTGAGGTCATAAGTCAGTTCAAAATTCATGAAGCGAGTACGCTGCGCTTCATCCAGAGAATTGACATTATTAGTTCCGTCATCCGGATTATTAGTCAAACAGATAGTGGTCTTATCGGGGAACCTCCATGACGGACCATATCTCTGAGTTAAGATAAGTTCCATACATGCCTGAAGCAACTGCGGATTAGCACGTACATAGTCATCAAGGACCACAAGGGTGCCGTTCTCGTTATATTCCGGAACCCACGCGGGCTTTGCATAGGACATACGGGTCTTGCCAGTCTGCTTGAACTTCATATTTACACCGGGACCTTCTTCCAACTGCTTGGCGTTAATCCATACGGTCTTCGGAAGAACCACGACCTTGAACTCACCATTCTCGACCTTCTGTCTCTGAAGAATCTGACATTCATACTCCGTCATCGGATAACCAATCAGGTCTCCAGCTTCCTCCATCTCATGAAGAGAAATCTTGACGAAGTTCATGTTACGCTCCTGCGCAATCTGCTCCAGAATACTGGTCTTACCGATACCCGCAGCCGCCTCGATGCCAACGGCAATCGGAGTCTTGCCCGCTTCAGCGAGCTTCAAGTTATTGTCAATAGTATAGTTAATCAGGCTCTTTACCTGACTCATAGAAATTGTGTTAGCCGACATAAGTTAGTTATTTAACAGTGCCACTCAATACCGCAGACGAAATTAACATCGTTCTTCTCGGCTTCCCTTGTCAAGTTGTTAGCTGCTTTTTCAGCCGTCTTTTTCTTGGCGTCAAGAAAATTCCAGTTGGTGTCAGAGATAATCTTACTGCTCCCACATACTGGACACGCCCGGAATTTCTTTCCATATTTGAGGTTGATGGTTGACCCGCAATTAGGACAGGTGACTTTGCTTGCGCGCCTTCCGTAAGCGACTGTAAGTTCATTCTTGAACTTAAGATATTCGTTGTATTTACTTATGAAGCTATTATAGGCATTCCAATATCCTCTTGATAACTCCTTGGTTGTATATGCAGCCAGACAAGCAGTTTCACTTCCATAGCTTTTGCTGGTTACATATGTCATAGCCTCTTCCTGGTTGGAGAACATCTTGTTGGTTATTTTGACTTGCTCTACGACAAGTCTTCCACCGTAGTCCGTGTCAAATTCAAATCCCAAGAACTTATTGATAAGACTCAGGATGTTCTTGCTTTGATTAGGGTGCCATTCATGCATGATATGTACTTCTTTTAATTGTAATAAGCTATTTGTTTGTTGTCTCTAAATAATCTTGATAACAGACCGAATCATACCATTTCTTGTTGATAAAATATGCTGGGAATGCAACGTCTCCCTGGAAGTGGGCATTGTCATCAAAGCCCTCCTTATCCATCAGGCTCTGCACCTCGGGCCAACCAACTAAAATGTAAAGTTCTTGTTCAATATTATTCCGTTCCATATTTACTCTGTAATGTATTAAGTTCCAAGCGCGACTTCTGCATCTTCTTGTTCGCTGCAGTAAGCATCTTCAGTCGTTTGTCCTTTTGTGCTGCCTCCGCTTCTTCTTTGGAGAAATAAATAGTGTTATAGATATTCTTAGCGTTGCATTTCGGGAAATACAACTTCTTGTCTCCGAAGAAGGTGACACGAATCTGCCTGCGATTATCATACATAATCAGGCTGTCTATTTCTTCCTCCGTAATGGAATTGACATCGACACGATAACAAATATGTGCGAGAGATAGTTCTACTGCTCTCATTTATTTAATTGGTTGTTGGTTTAATAAATACTGCTTTTGCTCCGTTAATCTGGTATCTTTTCCTGTCATGATTACCCTGTGATGACACTACCCACAAAGTCTCTTTCGGGGTATCATCAGGGATCGGCGCGTCTCCATCCGTGAAATAGATAAGCGCGTCATACTCACGACGATGTTTATTGAAATAGTCCACCGGCGGCTGGAAGTCGGTGCCTCCATGTCCGTGCAGGATCTCTGGTATGCGTCCTTTGAAGTCATACTCATGCTGGATAACCGTATCACATTCCAGGACATGGAACGACGCCTTCTCTTTCAGCGTCATAATCTGTCCGAAGAACTCACGGTATTCCGGCATACAGACGGAACCGGAGGTATCGATAGCCACGAGGATATGACTCTTACGCTGATGCCTGTTGCCTGCCGCATCGGGGAACCGACGGGACTCGCGCTTCTTGGACTTGCGGATCAATTCCGTAAATTCATTGCCGAGATAACGACGGAAATAACGACGCCAGTCCGCTACGGGCTTGGGCTTCTTGCGGATTTTATCAATCCTTCCTGCAATCTCACCGGGAATGGTTCCTTGTCTCTTCTCCGTCTCCTCCGCAGCGAAATCCAGCATGGTATCGATTACCTGCTGTAACTCCTGGGTCTCTTGTTCGGATTCGCAAGTGGGCCAGCGGGAATGATCATCGAATCCTTTCGGAAGAGATTTACAATCATCATCCGTAATCGACGGCGCCGGCTGAGGCTGACCGGGAACATCGCTCCTGAGCGTATCAGCATTTCCTCCAGGTTGCCCTTGTTGTTGTGCTTCATTCTTCTGTCTATTGTTCTGTTGTTGAAGTTTATTCTTATCTCTTTCCTGAATACCGCCTATTCCGCCATTACACGGCTTTTGGGGTTGCTGAGCCTGCGCTTGCTGCTTTTCATCCTGAAGTTTCTTTTTCAAAAGATTAAAATACTCTCTTGAGCCCTCATTCTTCTTGAACCCGAAGTCCTCACACCAGCATCCGCCCGCCTCTTTCTGCACCTTGTCCCTGTTAATATAACAGTTGGCTTCCAGGTCAATAGCGACATTACATAGGTCATGAGACTCTCCGGCCTCTTCCTTATCTTTCATCGCCGTGAAATGATTAAGCGCAAGATGCAGACATTCATGCTTCAGAAGCTCAAGGACGGTATCGGTATTGAACTTATTAATGAAGTCAGGGTTATAGAATAGCTTGAAGACATTACCTCTGCGCCCAACCGCGATGGTACCGCATGCCGGCTCTTCCACTCTCTCCATACTCGATAGGATAATACCATAAAATGGCTCCTGCATGGAGAACATCATACATATCTTCTCAAAGTCCATAACTATTCTTCTATTTGACAACCATTAGCCGCCCATTCGGCATTGACAAACGTAACAGCCTGTCCGCCAATTCGTGTAGGGAATGTATAATCTCCATCCACATCCATCTCGTCGAAAAACTTACAATCCGGCTCGGGCACACAATAGTATATTTCATACTCGTTATCCAACCACTGTGGATCAAGTTGAATCTCTCTTTCTTTCATAACTATGGTGTTTGTGCTTCACAATCAAAATCGCTTACTCCAAGCAAACCTCTGTCTAACTGGTCTCGAAAGATTTCAGTTGCGTCTTGCTCGGCATATTCCATCGCTTCGTCAACATCTTTCGCCTCAACCTTAACATAAATTGGAGTCGAGAACATTACCTCGATTTCATATTCTTTTCTTGCCATACTATTCTTCTATTTCTTCTACATCGGGGGCCGCATCGCATTGAACATTATGGACAATCTGCGCATCATACTTCTTCTTGCCCACTTCAAACTCAGCATTTTCAAGCGCTTCTTCTTCGTTGTTTGCTTTAACTTCTACTGTTACGCATGTATGATAGTAGAATGTTACCGCGTATTTCTTTTTAATCTTCGGCATAGTAAATAAAGATTATATGTGTATCTTCGGTATTCTTGATGCCAATCTTGAAGCCATCTGGGTCTTGCCAAGCAAGCGCAAGCAATTCATAACATACAAGTTGTAAATCTTCAGTAGAAGCAAATTCATATTTCACGCCCTCATTGGTATATAACTGAGCGTCTACTATTTCAACACCAAATTGTTTGCATGTCGCAACAAACTCTTTATCTATATTAAACTCACTCATTTCTGTAATTTCCAAACATCCTGTACCGCAACAACTCCCCAGGTCTTGAACAAATCGCTTGGGTCTTTACTCTTGAATTCATCAGGAATACATATGTTATGCAACTCCGGATAGAGTTCAATCAGCTTCTTCGCATTATCCTGTCCCGGATTATCATTGGTGTGATTGAAATCATTATCATACCAGAGATAGACATTCTTGAACCGAGCAAGGACCTGCTTCATGACCTGTGGTTTGGGAATATATCCTTCTCCCTGCAAAGACATGGCTGGTACGTGCAGATTCTGCCACAGACACATCGCATCCTTGCGGGAAGACGTGATGATACACGCCGAATCATCCTTATTCTCGGCATAAGCAAATGCCTGCTTCCATAAGTCCCAAACAGAATGGTCATGCTTGGACAGCCATTTCATCTTCTGGGAGAAAGGCTGATAGAGCTTAACGCTCTCAATTCCGTCCTTCCACTCAAAATAGGCATAAGCATACTTATCCATAGGGACGCAGATAGTCTGCTCGATTCCGTTCTCATCATCGTGTGTAAAGAAGGCATGCGAAATCGGATAAACATTACACCAGATACACATCTTCTGAGAAATTCCGTAAGATCCCCAATATTCCAGATCCCAGGTACGCCATTCCCTGACTTTGACCTTAATCTTGGAATTGCTGGTGATATGTATCTTTCCCTTATATTTTCTAACCAAATTGAAATGCGGTATTCTCTCACCCTCGTCCAATTTCATCTTCATCAACGCTTCCTTATAATCGCAATCCCACAGCCGCATCATCAAATCTATGGTCGTTCCATGCTCTCCTGTTCCGAAATCATACCAGAACACTTTACCATTCCATTCCGTCAGGGAGAACGACGGGTTATGGTCGTCATCCCTGAGCGGAGAGGAAATAGAGCACGGAACCTTCTTGATGTCCAAATATCTCGTGAGAATGTCCTTGTCAGACAGTGATACGTCTTCACGATATATCGGAATCTCTGTTGCGTGCGTTGAGGTAATCATTTGCTATAGGGGGAGATCATCCCAAGGATCTTTGTCATCAGCGGCGAAATTGCCGTTGTCGTCGAACATGCCGACGGAATTGTCCTTGATGTCCGTAGTGGCGGTCTGCGCCCACTCTTTAACAGGCTCGGCACTGAAAGTATCCGTGGAATTCGGATGACTCTCATAATACTTCAGAAGAATATTCTTGGCAACGTTATACTCGCCGGAATTCTTGTCAGGCTTGGCGTTGTTGCTGATGAACCTGCTGTTGATGAATGTCTGATAGGTCTTGTTCTCGTCATTGGTACGGACGCCGAATACGACCTTGACCTGGTTCTTCGGCTGAAGACGGAGATAGCCTTCAAGCTCAGACACGTCACCGTTGCAGAGCTTCTGCCAGTTGTCGAATGCGAATTTGCCGGGATTCTTCGTATCCACATAACCGCTCGCGCTCTGGCTATATACCTGGAGCGGAGTGATATTGAGATACTTGAAGATGAACGATACAAGCTCCTCCTCGCCACGATGACACATGCGATAGTCGGAACTGATATTCGCTTCACCATTCTTATATCGCGGAATCTGACGGGCGCGGATCTCTTCGCGGGTTCCCCATGCAGTACGACCAAAGCTGTCGATTACCTTGCCTTTGGTGCCGTCGGCATTCTGAGAGACCTCGTTGCTAATCCAGAAGTCAAGCGGAACAATGGGCTTGTCCTCGAGGTCTTCCAGCGTAACAAGCAGACGGATCTTCGTGGACTTAACCTGCTTGCCGTCACGCTCCTTGATAACGATATACTGCGGCTCATTAGCTCCTTCGGGAACATTCCAACCAAGTGTCTGGAGCTTGGCATTATCAGGATTGACACACAGCACATTCACAGAACCAACGCCGATATATTTCTTATATTCAACAGATTCCGAAGTTTTACTCTCGTTATAATTTTCAATCATAGTAATAATTAATTTATGGAATTAATATTTCTGTAAACGGAGGCATCTCCATCCGATGATATTCATATTTGTCACCTTTGCCCCTCCATTCCCAAATGTCATCGGATTCTTCTCCATCACCGTGGAGGACGAATGTAATGTTCGGAAATTTCCTGGCGAGCGCCTCCATATCCTTTTCCCAATCATACCATTTCCAGTCATTATCTCCATTATCTTTAATTAACTGCTTAATGAGATCTGAATCAAGATTGAACTCATTTTCGTCTGGCTCAAAATCATTGAGAGCCTGTGTGTCTTCCGGGCTGGCGTAGTATGACAGTGTGAAATAAGTATAATATCCCATGATTAGTCTTTCCACTCGGCAGGGAAGTCGCCCCAGCCATCGTTGTCATCCTCTTCTTTCTTCTCCTCGGACGACTCTTCCCAGGGGAGGTCATCGGGATTTTCCGTAGATTCCGTAAATTCCGTAGATTCCGCAACAGGTGTCTCAACCTCTCCGACGACCTCCTCATCCACGACCTTCTCTTCTTCGACAAACGGAAGATCCTCGACTACCTCTTCCTTCTTCTCTTCTTCATCTCTCTCGAGGATAGTCTCTACCGCAGTCTTACGGGTGCGACGCTTCTTGGGTGCAGCCGCGGGCATGTTGCCGGCATCAAGACCAGACCAATACTCATACTGCTTGGTGGTCTCCTCCAGACATGCGACAAGGCTTGCTTTAGCTTCTTCAAGCTTCTTGCGATAGATCTCGTCGATATTAGCGATTTCATTTTTAAGCGTATCCATCGCGCTTGAAAGATTATCAAGAATGTTCTTGACAATCGGATTTTCTTTATTATCAGCTTCGAACATTTTGGTACTAATAGTTAAGTGATTTACTTATAATTTGTAATGTTTGATATATTCCTTTGGGACATTGTTAGTTACGGTATACAGGAAGCTCTCGTCTTTCGTATTGTCGATTACCGGCACATAAATAATTGGGTTATCACTCCGCAATATTCTTCCGATAGACTGAATAGTAATTCGATTTGAATTGCCGATACTACCCAGGACACCGCACTGAATATCGTTCAGATTCTGTCCTTCGATGAGCTTGCCGACGACATAAAGTTGGTTAATCTCATGGTTGTTGAAGCGATCCAGAATCTTCTGCGACTTCGGAGTCAGCGAAGTATAAGCCAACTCACCTCCCAATTTCTTCGCGGAGTCAATCGACGAACAGAAGCACAGGAATCTCTTGTCTTTCTTCTTAAGCATGTCGCACACCCTTTCAACACAATCCTCCTTCAACTTGCCGAGTATGCGTTTACGCTCCGAACCCAGTCTCTTCATTGTAATCTTATTCCAATCGGACGCATGGTTATTATATGCGTTTACCGCATTCTTGACCTGGTCGTCAATTCTGGAATAAACTTCCCATGCAGTGGCGTTCCCGAACTTCGTGATATACTTCCTGTTGGACCTGTCGAGTTCCATATGTACGATCCTTACGGAAGGGGACGGTATGAAGCCGGCATTGATTGCATGCTTCATGTTAATCGACCATACCGTGAAGTCGCCATAGATACGCTTCAGCGTGGCTTTCTCTTCATCCCGAAGATAAGCACCGAGGGCAAGCACATAATTTGACTTTATCGTAGACAGATAGGCTTCCTTTAGGTCCGTGTCGGCATGTGGCGCTTCATCGATAACCAACAGATGCCACGAGGTATTCTGAAACTTATGAATCGAAGCATAGCAGGCGATTTCCACACCATCAGTGTCGACGCCGAACTTGTCAAACTCCGCATACCAGTTCTTGATGTTATCAGTCTCCGGTACGAGGATAAGGGCTTTGCCGGGCAGTGCCTTCAGGAATTGAAGGGCGACACCGGACTTACCGGTACCCGTAGCCCACTGACATATGAGCCTTCTGTCTTGATAGAGTCTGCGCGCTGCCGATACTTGCAATTCATCACGCGTCATACTATCCGTAATATTCGTCAATCTTCTTGGCTACCAGCGCAAGGTCATTCGGAATGAATTCTTCATCGAACATACCCATAGGGCTTTTTGCCGGAATCTCCGCGCCGTTCCTGTCCAGGGTGCGATTGGTGATGAAGCCATAGGTAATGGTACGGTCCTCATACTTCGGATTCGTGAACAGGACGATGTCCACATTCTCCAGGATATTATACTGGGAATCCAGCAACTTACCCACGGTGGAAGGCTTGTACTCGGTAGCGCCGCTGTCATTCACGGAATTCTCGACATGATATTCCATGAAGACCTTCATATCGTCACGGAGGTTCTGGATAGCTTTCAGAATCTGCTGCATATGCATGGCGAACGCCGTATACTTGGCATAGTCCTTCTGGTTGGCGGTCTTGAAATACTCCTGACGAATGATATAAGTGCCGTCAGTAATGACGACATTCTTGATATGTTCCTGCTTGTTGGCCCAGTCGAGGGCCTTCAAGACATCCTCATAGCCCGGAGTCAGAAGCATATTCTTCTGGTCCGTGCCATAGATGCCGTCATATTTGAACGGCAACGTGCGGTTGATGACCCGCAGGATAAACGTCTCCTTCGGATTGAGCGTCCGAATCGAGGTAGTCTTACCTGTACCGGTCTTACCGCAAATCAAAATTGTCTTTGCCATATTATGAACCGATAATATCCTGGATATTTACCTTGACAGTCTTGACACAATAGACATCGCCGAAACGATAACCAAGCCTGTCAAGATGCTTGAAGATTTGCCGGGGCGTGAAATCATCGAGGGTCTTCTCCTTGACTTCGGCAGCAGGCGTTGCAGGAAACTCAATCTTGGGCTCCTCGGTCTTCGTAACGACAAGCACTTTTTCTACGGGCTTATTATTATTAGCCCACTCTTCGGACTTCTTGATCCAATCGTTCATAGGCTTGATGGTACCGACGACCTTACCGTCGACCTTGATTTCCGGGAATTTAGGCTCTTCCTTCGGCTCGGCGGCTTTCTTCTCATTCTTGAGCTTCTCATTCATCTTCTGCTCAGCATAGCGGTAACGTGCACACATGTTGATAATGACACGCTTTCCCAGATTGACTTCTTTGGCGATTTCATCATAAGAATAGCCCTTGTGCTTCATCGTAATGACTTTGGTGGTCAAAGCCATATCATACTTTTGACTCATTGTAATTGTTTGTTTAATAGTGTTAAAAGGAGAAATGATAAAACTTTCTTAATGGAATTGATGCGCTGCATGCGGCTGGCGCGCAGTTCTCTGGTCTTGTTGTAATACTTTTCTATATCAGTGTCGTTGGGCCTTGGCAGCTCTTCGAAATTACATACTGCACCGTCAAAGAAGAGGGAGCAGATGCCTCCCATCTCGCCGTCACGATTGGCAATCACCTTCATGAAGCGGGCATTGGTGCCAAGACCATAACCTGTCTCATCCTGGATGATATATCCGGCGAATTCCTTCATGCCGAACTTGCTCGGGTCAAACAGACCGAGAACGAGATTGGCGTCACGGGCAGTATATTTCGAATCACCAAGGGTAGCGGCAGTCGGCATCATCTTCTTCGCCTTGATCGCCTCAAGTCCCTCGCTGTCCGACGCCTGCTGCTGAATAGCCACACAGGTGAAATGATAGCGGTTACGCAGATACTTGACGAAATACTCACTCATCTTATCCACCGCGTCCTTCGTCTTGAATCCCTGCTCCTTATCCACCAAGCCGATATGGTCTATAATGACAATCTTGTAATGATTCGGGTCATTGTCTTCATATGAATCAAATACATCTATCATCTTGTCAGACAGACCGCCATTAGCCCTCTCTTTATGTGACTTATATTTACCTACTTTCTTTGCATATGCCTCGCAACTGCGGAGAATACCGGTAGGATTGGTATTCTCCGAGTCAAACTCAACACATTTTTCGAAGAATTCCAGTCTTTCTTGGTATTTCTTACTCTTGAGCAGATTGAGGACTTTCTGGTCCAGCGGGAAGTCGGAGGATGTAGACCGTAAGTCAGCCGGGGCCACGCGAATCTTGTCCAACTTATACAGAAGATAGCACATGTATCTCTCTATAATACGCTGAACAGACTCCTCAAGCGCGAAATACATAATATGCGCAGAACACTCGGTAGGATGCTCAAAGCAATAGTCCAGGACATTGAAGACATACAGGAAGTCCGTAATCTGGGTCTTCCCGGTTTTCTGATTGGCCGTAACTACTACATATTGAGCTTGCTCCACGCCCGGCACTTCATTCCTGAACCGCTTAAACGGGAAGGGAATACAATTCACGCCTCCCTTAAGCACATTCTCCCTGCGCTTCTCGAGATTGCTGATCACATCCGAAGTCTTCTTCAAATCATTCAGCCCCAGTCCATACGCCTCATATTCTTCCTGTGTAATCTGAACAAATGTGGATGGGTTGTGTTCTGAAATCATATCACGAAGTCTTCAAAGGTTCCCTGTTTCTCTTCCGTCTGTCTGTTCTGCAACATCTTGAGCAGCGTGGACTCATATGTGACCTTGATAAGCCCATTATCATCTACCGCCATCTCTTTCTTCTTGAATATGAAATACTTGAGAAGTTGCATATATTTGACGGAAGAATGCTCGAACTGCGCTATATATACGCGTGCCGCCTCAAGGACATCATCGACTGTATAAGGCTCTTTCACTTTCTCATGCTTCCAGATGAACATAAGTCTCTCCCGAAGCACCGGAACGCTCTCTTTCCAGTCGAACTTGCCGTCTTTCTTGCCCTTGGGCCATAGATTCCATAGACCTTGTGCCGCTTTCTCGAAGAAATCTTCATTCAGCGGCACGATTTCGTAGGAATGTTGAGGCGCGGCCCCTGTGTCGTACATGTTTTTGTACACTTCAGGGGCGACGCCGTTATCAATAAGATACTTTGCACAGAATCTTATTCTATCATCATTCTGATTCATTTCAGTATAATAGGGTATACTATGGGGCAATGCGCTCCATATCAGTCTTCCATGTGCTCAAATATAATGATTTTCAATGAAAGAAACAAAGTTGTTTCAACATTTTTTCATGTCTATGAACGCTATGGTTTTCACCTCTGTCATCCATGAACAGCATGAAGGAGTATAGCCGTGCTCGGTGAGCCAGGCATCATAGTCGAAATCAAAAGTCGGTTGAATGTCTGTATCCAGAATATCAACCGACCCGTCAATGTGATTCAATACCGCTATTTTCATTTAATTTCAATATAAAAAAGAACAAAGCCGAACTTGGTTACAGTCGGCTTACATCCTCCGTGCATCAGAGCTAATTAAGCACTGGGACCTCTGACTACCAATCTTAGTTTCCCTTCAGATTTGTCCTGCAACAGTTCGGCAATGTTCTATTAAACTTCCATCCTCCCTTCCGAGGAAAGCCCCGTACTCTCATTACCTACGGGGCTTCTTTAGTCCCAAACGGTTCTCAAATGGACCGTAATTACTTTATGTCAAAGTTAAATTCTACTAAAAGCGCGGGGCATTGGGTCTATTGTCCTTATGTCATCCGCAACGGTGTGAAGTATTTTCCTACACGGGCTAAATACTTCAGGTTCTGGGTAGCGGATTAACCGCGTTAGTTCCGGCAGGATGGATGAGTGAGAGCTTCCATCTTGCTTTCTGTCCCGCGCTCGTTGGTTCATTTCGTTTCCTCCGGTATTTCTATTCTTGGTAATTGTTCAAGCATTTCCCAGAAATCATCCCAGTACATCCAATAGTCAACACTGTGCGTTGTTTTATCACCCCAATCATTTCGCCCGACAAACTCCTTTCCATCCCACCAATACGGGCCATCACCAAAGTTGTCATACTTTATACTTCCATCAGTTCGCGTGAGGATGCACGCGAGTTCTTTTCCCTTCTCTGGGAGAATATCAGCACTTGTCCATTTAAGTCCTTTCATATCAGTCCTCCTTCTTGATAACATAGACCTCCTCTCCGGGCTTAAAGTATGTCCCGACTCCGACGGTGCATTGGGGCTCTCCGTCATTGTATAGTTCCTCGGCAACTCCTTCCACCGCATTCTCCATCATCTTGGCCTTCTGCCACTCCGATCCGGCGATGAAAAGTTGAACATAGAAATCTTGGTGCTTACCTTCCCCGAATATACCATCAAGATACTTCTCTGCCGCCTCATCAAGTTCTGACGGGATTTTATCTTCAAGTGAATCAAGAATCTTGTAAACCTCATCAATGACATAACCAGCACCGCTATCAACTGATGCCGGGATGCTATCAACCATCTTATTGAACTTCTGCTTGAATATTTCTATCTGTGTCATAATTCTATCGTTTTAAATATCCACTAAAAAGGGAGTATTCCAAACATCAACAGGTATATGTATCTTGTTTGCATCGTCTCTCCCCAATTTTACTTTCCATTTCTTACACTCATAAGGAGAATCGAAGAACAACGGAATGTTTGTTCCCCACAATTTCCGTTTTTTACAAGCATATCCAATAGCTGTAGGATAGACAAGAAATCTGCAAGTGCTACAAGTTCTCATTTCTTTCCGTGTTTTGCTCCTTTGCCCGAAGACATGTCTACAATACAGTCTTCAATATCTTTCCAAGTTATGTCTCTATAATCTTTTAAAGGTTCAATATTTTGAAGCAGATTAAAGTTTAATTCATCTTTACCATAATGAACTTCATCGTTACTTATGTAACTATCAGTCCATATCAATTCAACCTCAATTACTTCTCCATAATGTTTCGCATAGGGATTTATAACAAATGCCCTCATTTCTTCAATGCTTCTATGGGTTCTACTTTTGGGTATTGAATCTTGATGTTATAGTCCACATTATACATCTTATCTCTCACCTTGTCTGCCTCTTTCATAATGGCTTTGTAGGCATTCTTCTCTCCCCACTTTGCTCCGGCGATGTAGGCTTCTGCAAGTGTTGCATCATATTCTGGAGTCAGTCCACCACCGTCATATCGTTGATAGGTATGCTCCTTTTCGTATTTCTCCGCCTCCTCCTCCAGACCATCGGGGATTACCATCGACCCCGTAGCCTGGTTGACAATCTTCTCCGCGAGTTCATAGCACTTTTCTACCGTCAGCTCACCTGTTGCCGTGTTGTAAAACAGGATGTCCGTAATCGCTGATATTTGTTCTTCTCGTGTCATGTCTCTATTTCTTTTCTTAATCTCGGCGCGGATTCGTTCTTTAATGGTCGCCATATTCTTTGTTCTTTTTGTCATTATAACAGATAACAAGTATTATAATAAGGAGCATTACTAACCCACCTATCCCCATGCCTAAGCCTATACATTGTAGTGCGTTCATTTTACCGTCATTTGAATAAACCACTTTAAATCAAATTTTCAAGGCAATACTTAATGGCCGCTTCACAGGCTGCTTCTGGGGATGAGAAACAGTGGTCACGAACTGGATGATAGTGTTTCATTTCCTCATAGTCATACTCTACCACCTCCGTAAGACTAGTGATTTCGCAATACCAACCCAAGACAATATCATAATCACTGCAGCAATGGAGTCCATGTACTTCCCTCAGCCACTTCATTGCCATTTGAAGTGTTGGTGCGGAATAGCGAGACCCAATATTCCAATTCCAATCAGCTTCCTTTCTACTAAAATTTCCTTCGTTATCATAAAACGAAGATACATATACATCAAACCCCTTTTCTTTCAGGAGTTTGGCTGTTTCAAAAGAAACATAGTCTTCAGTGGTCATAGTGATTCGAGTTTGTCAATTAAATTTTCCATTTGCATATATTGACCAAGATACCTTAGTTCCATTTGTGTTGGATTCTCATTAGAAGCATCTGGTAATAATTTATATAACCTATCCATTTCTTTCTCTGCCCACTCTAGCAGGAAGTCCTTGCGGATGTACTCAATCTCGTATTTTTTGTCAGCGACATTTTCAGTGGGAGAAATTAAATAAGAATTATCTCCCGCATTACTATAAATGTAAATCTTATCTGGTATCATATCCAAATCAATTAAAAATAGGGCGCGGGTTCGACTATCGCATAATCTTGAATGGCGGTAATTTACTTTCCGCGCCCTATGGTTTACATTAGTTTCTTAAGTTGTTCGTAGAGTTCACGAAGATTATATCCAATACTTCCAACAGTACACTCTCCAACACCTTTTACAACAGTTCCAAGGGAATATATCAGTTCTTTGCTGGGTTTCCAATGAGGATGAGGGGACACATGCTCCTTAAACCATTTAGAGTTTATCGTTTCTGGCTGGTCGGAGTTACCTGTCCCTAATCTTTGTAGGCAACTGATATATCTTTTCTCATCCTCCTCGCTCCACTCCACTGGCTTGACATCCAACTTGAATGATGGAGGAGTTGTTCCCATTGCTCCGCTCCCGGAAGATGAGATACCTAATATGGGCTTCTGCTCTTTCTGCTTTTCTTTATTCCAAGGTTCTTGCATTCTTGATTTCATAAAATCAGCATCAGAACTGTTTCGCCTTTCAACTTCTCTTCCGGCTTTAAATCCATCCTCAAAACCTTCTTGATAAGTACGATTCAAAACATCGTCAGGATGACATTTCTTCTGCTTTTCGAGCCAAGCAAAATACCGCTTCTTTTGTTCGTTGGATAAGTAAATTGCGTATAGGCAATCAGTAGAAATACCTCTAATCGTTTCAGCCAACTCCTCCCTTATCCTTTCGTCCTCACTCTCGGCATTCCGGGATTTTATATTTTCGAGGATTATTTTGGTCTTTTCATCTCTTGTCCCCAAGAGCGCCGCGTCAATGTCATTCATCACGGCTTCGTATTTCTCTTTGTAGTCCATTTTAGTAACTTCTTTAGTGCGTCCTTTGCGTTCAATAATTTATTCCGCTTTATTTAATTATTCCAACACGGCCTTATGTTCCGCATTAAGAACCTGAAATGCGTCATAGAAGAAGGCGAGAGATGCCTCCAGACAGTATTCATCGTCGTCCTTGAAGATGTCGATGGTACATTCAAATGTATAATCTTCAGGTAGTAAATTCTTTGCCTTCAAATCCTGCTCCGCTTTCTTACCATTACGCTGAATTTCGATATAACGGGCGAAAGCCTGCTTACCGTCCTTATATCTCTCCTGTTTATGCTCGCCGTTATACCACACATGCTGCTTATCGGCGAAACCAAAGTCAAAATAATATTTCATGTCTCTTAATAAATAAGTCACGAAGAATTTCAAATAACATGGTGACAGCACCACAAAAGAGCAAGAAGCATATACACGCTATCAGCGCATATATAAAGATAGTAAAAATATTCATAGTATGCTAATTTTTAGTTAATTATCAATTAAACCAAATGGCATCTCACGACGGCATTTGGGCTAATTATGCAGAACGCATATCTCACTGCCAAGACTCACATATCTTACGCCTCTCATATCTACCAGAGTGGTAAATCGTTCCCTCGCCGAGATTCGAACTCGGATAATTGCACTGAAAATGACCTACAGCGGAGAAGAGCGCAGTCATTCCGTAAAACATCCCTTATTTCTTCTCTTTCGGGTGCAATTTGTTTTACCATCATTAAACTACGAGAGAAATATATATTGTGCCTCTGCCCGGATTCGGACCGGGAACTTCGTACTGAATCGTGGCCTACGATTCTCGGACATTTTCGCCAATTAAACTACAGAAGCAAGAGCCAGCTGCATCTCACGACGGAGCCGGAAAACGTGTTTATATGCTTTGGCTAATCTCTCGCCTCAATCACTCATATCTTCAATCCATTTCTTCGTATCTTCGATTATCTTGTCGAAGTTACAGCACGTATGAGCCAGCGGAACATAAGAAGAAAAATAGTCCGTGTAACTCTCTTGCTGTTCATTAGACTCATCCTGATATATCATCAGCACATCCCACTCAGGATGCTCAAAACAGTAGACTTCAATCGGAGTCTCGGCTTCTTTCTCTTCCAGGGACATCTTGGGATAAGCGTGCATTCTCCAGTCCGGATCAATGGCCGCATCAAAATGGAGTCCGTCCAGCTGAAAGCGCACATTAACAATTCTGTCGACCCTCATGTCAGTCTTCTATTTTCCTGTTCTGCTCCAATCTCTCCTCGTCCTTCTGGTCCGCCTGGATAATCAAGTTACCCATTGCGCCAAACATCAGCACCCGCTCAACAGTGCTCTTATTCTCACGCCCCGTCCAATTCATCATGTTGTCCATAAGGCTTGTTATTTAAATGTGAATACGATTTGGTAGCCCAGACCAGATTCGAACTGACATTCATTTCCACTATCACCCGTTGTTCCTACGGACTACTGGGCTAAAAAGAAAGACTTGTCCTTACATGCGCGTGCGCGCGCGTATATCTCTACCCTCTTTCTTTCTGGATATATATTTATATATATCTCTTTCTTTCTGGGAAAAAAGAAAATCTTAAACTTAATTCTTAAGGAGAGAATAGGGGTTCAAGGGGAAAGGGGAACCACTGGATTTGTCGCGCTTCGCGCTCCGAAGCGCCCTCACGCGCGCGGGGCAGAGAGGAACGCGTGTACACACGTGCGTGCGTGCGCGTATATATCCCGTGATAATCCTCTGTGCTTCGCACATCTCCTTATCACTTCCCCGGTAGAAATGCAACAAATCGGGTAAATGATTATGAAGAAGCAAATCGGGATTGCGAAACAAAAAGGGGGAAAGGGGATAGTCCTCCGCTCAGACATCAATCAGTCTCTTCCCGAGAATCATTCTCTGAAGAATCGTGCGCGCGAGGGGAGCGAAGAGCATCGTGAGTGCCTGTCGAGTCCTCTGAATCTTCCGCGTGGTTGAACTGTGAGAAGAAGAAGCGCGGAAAGTAAACTGTGCTGAATCAGAAAGTAGAAAGGGGAGGATTTCTCCTCCCCGACTGTCTACTACTGCTCGGCGTCTTTGGGCTGATAGACGCGACGCTCACCGTGGAGCACGATAGCCTCGCCGCCGTCAACTGCAGCAACCCACTTCATCGTGTCCTTCTCCGGGTCAGGCTTGCCGGGAGTCTTGTAGCATACGCGAATATACACCTCATCGAGCGACAGGTTCTTCGCGGGCACATACTTGGCCTCGCCGTTCTCGAGTTCGACCTTATCGAAGATGCGCTTCATATCCTCGGCGGTGAAGTTCTTGGACGGGTAGATAATCTTGTCCTTGCGGACGAGACCTGCGTCGCTGTTGGCATAGCCCGTCAGGGAGATACCGATAAAGTCGTCGTCGTGGTTGCCGTTCTTGCCACAGAACACGGGACGCATCTGCGGCTCGCTCATCTTGAGGCTCTTGTTGAAATAACTGGTACCGATAAAATCATCGAAGTCGATACCACGCTGGGGAACATAATTCTGGTCCATAATTGTAAAATTGTTTAGTTGAATAAATGTGTATTGAAAAGGGCGACATTACCGCCGCCCTTGTTTCAGGAAACTAAATTTGTCTAATCTTGCGTACAAGCCAGCGAACACTCCGTGGTCTTCATACTGGATGTTGCATCCGATATGGCAGTGTTTGTCTGCAATCTCGGCAAGCAATTCTTCGCTGTTGCTTGTTAGCACGATGTCAGCGGGCTTTCCGTCTTCATCGAAACTCATATCGACGCTGTTGACGACATACTTGTCGCCGTTCTCGAAGATTATCGTATCCATATATTTACAGAGATTTGAAAAGTTACTCTTGGCACCCGGGGGTACCTCCCCCTTCCTTAAAATTGCCGGGGTGGTTATGGGGTGTACCTCTCGCATGAACAGATATACTATCGAGAATACCATATGCTCTCGCTTGAATATCCTTTTACACTTGTACACCTACTTGTATTTGGATCGGGATTAGGAGCCCCCGGAGGTATAACCAGATTCCCGGCGAAGACGGGGGTATAACCATTTTACTTATACATGCCGGGGGATGTTGAAATACATAGTATCTTTGTAGAGGTAGGTTTAAGAGCCATAGTGACATATGAGTGAAAAGGGGAATCCGGGATGCTGTGAAGTTTCCCGGATTTTGCTTTAGCGATGGTGAATGGAATGAGCTTTTTTATTATCTTTGTGATATGGAGAAAAGGCTAAGCGACATATATAAAGAGTCCGGAAAGAAGATACGTTTTATCCGGCTATGGGGGTATGATGATGGTCCCGTCGCTCAGGTATATTACTATCGGGAAGATAAGACGCCGGGATGGGACAGGATTAGGGCTTTGGCAGATTGCGGAATTTCTCTATCGCAATCGCAGCAATACGACGATCTGGCTGTCGAGGAGATGGATGGGGAATATCGGTGGATAGCCGCCTATTTAAGCGGCGGGGAGAAGATAAGAATAAAATAACGTATTTACTGATTCTAAGTAATTTAGTTACGCTCGCTTTTTTAGGCGGGCTTTTTTCATACCTTTCGGCATAAAATGGACTTTGTATGCCAATAAGGAAGATCAAGGAAATTGGAGCTGACAATAAGTTCGCTGTAAGGGATAATACCAGGACAAGATTTATCCCGGAGCGAGGTTATCTGTCGGATATTCAAAGCGAGCCGAGGGTTGATCGTGATTTGGACATTACCGACAACCCGATGGGATGGATGCCGGGTATTGGTGATGTGTTGCAGGCTGGTCAGGTTGCGGTTGATTTCGGACAAAAGAAGTATGGGCGCGCTGCCATAAATGCCGGTCTCTTATTGGTCCCGAATATCGTGGAAAGGCCGATTAAGCAGATTCTTAAAGGCGCGGCAAGAAAGCTACATTATATGCCAGCCGGAACGATTTCTCTCGACAATGCGATCTGGAGGCCGTATAAAGGGACGAACTTTATTCGTCATGAGCTTCCGATAGAAGCATATTCGGACGAGATTGTTGATGGATATTATAAGGCGATGGCGCCGAGCATGTCCGTTAACAGGATTGGCGATTTTAATGTGATAAATCGCGCAGATGGCGTAAGGAATAATCCATTCTTCTATAGTAGTGATACGTTTATCGGCAATAAGGGAATGTTGCAGGATGCGAAGTTATATCCTGGCGACGCGATGACTCCGCAGGTATATGATGCAATTGGAGTGCGCTCTGAGCGATTATTGCCGGAAGAATATGATGCCGTGACGCAGAAGATTCTTGAACTGCAAGGAACGCCTTTTGGCTACGGCACGGGAAGTGTATTCAATGATTTGCCGGAGATGCCCGTTAACGAATTGGAGTTCAGAGACTTGCCAAGCAATCAGAGTTATTTTGAGGCGAAGATGCAGCGTTCTGTTCCATTGAATGAGTTCAAATATGGCGTTTTTGCTGATCCAGCTTCTTCATATTCGTTGAATCCGAAAGCAAGAGAAAAAGCTTTGCGGAAGTTGTCCGATGAGGGAATGATATTCAAGACTTTCATGGACAAGGATGACCGAATACGTAAAATAATGGAGATTGCAAATGAGCATAGTGATGACATTCTGTTTAAGCATGGGGGTCTCATTAGCCGTCTCAAAGCCCATTATAAGGACAACGCCAAGGTTCGGGAGGCCATCGTTAAGGCCAACGGCGGCGAGATAGACAGGACGCTGTACGATCCGGAGCAGGTCATGTGGACTCCGGAAGATGAGATTGAGGAGGAGCAGGAGATTAAGATGGCCCTTCCCATGCCGGACTACAATATCTTTGCTGATGAGAAGTCATATGGCAAGCGGGACAAGCACCTGACCAGCCTCGACGCTTTTATAGACGCCAACCCTACGGTTGCCGGTCTGGATACCGCTGACTTCAGGGACATCCTCTCCGCTTTTGCCGGTCTGGAAAGCTCGTATAGTCCTACCGCGGCGAACAAGTCGGGTTATAGCGGCTATTACGGCCTGAAGAACGGTAAGGATTTCAGTGAGGCGGAACAGCACCGGAAAGCGTATGAGCATCTGGCGGACATGTTCAAGCACAAC